CAGCCTAACCAGCTGTGGTGAGTTGCGCGCCAGCGTATCGGTTATCTCTCCTTACCAAAGGGGTTTGAAGGGTGGGCCTATCAGATATCTGAGGGTAAATTGTAACTTCCACCAATAGGCATTCAGTCATGGAGTCCATCATGTCTGTCTTATTTCACATGATCCTTGCCAGTGTTGAGGCCGCGTATATAGTGATATATTTCGCGGTGACCCACAGCACGGAGATTGTTTTGGGCGGGTTCTGCTGCGTGGGTGCGTACGTTTGCATCCGGAAGGTGTGGGATTACCGTGTCAGGCTCCATCCAGCGACGCGAGCTACCTGGGATCTCATGATCAGGTTGTTCCAGGCTGAGAGTATGTTCAATGAGGAGGTAGAAGCTGTTCGGGTAGATGTGGGCACAGCGGATTCTGATCTGTATCAGGACGCCGAGTGTGTTAATCTAAAGCGGGTGCGGTCCCACAGAAGGGTCCCGTATGCTGTCCGCGTCGCCCATCTGGCTAAAGCTCAAGTTGGATTGCTCAGTCGGAGCAAGGCCAATGAGATGGTGTATGCTCGGATTTGCAGGGATGAGATGATCAAACATGGTGTCCGACCGAGCCACATGGCACACCTTTGCCCCCTCGCGGTGGCAGCGTGTTTTGTTCCGCTAGATGCGGACATCCTCGCTGAGTCTCTCGGCAGGTGCGACATGATGAAGGAGCGCGCGGCGCTCCTTCGTTGTGGTACCACCAGCTAGGGGGGCCTACTCAGCACCAGCGGGTTCACCACTCCCACTTGGAGAGGTGAACCGGAGGGGATGCTGGTGCAGAGAGGACCCCCCCTCTCCAAGCCTCGTAAATTGTACCGGTTTACGGGGATGGGAACTCATATCCGGTATGGAGTGCACGATCACTCCTTGGGCAATGTTCGGCGAGGATTGGTGGAGCGCGTGTATATGGTGGAAAAGAATGGTCAACTCGAGCTCACACCAAAGCCCATCCTCGGTGCGTTTAACCAACTGTCCCGGTTTCGCAGGTCGCTTCTTAAAGTTCTCCCTAGGACCACCCGCATGACACCCCAAGAGTTCTTGGGGTTCTATGCGGGTCGCAAGAGAGAGCGTTATGAGGAGGCTGTGAGGTCGTTAGAGGTACAGCCTGTAAAGGCTAAGGACGCTTGGCTTTCAACGTTCGTGAAGGCGGAAAAACTCAACATTACCGCAAAGCCCGACCCAGCTCCACGCGTCATTCAGCCTAGAACTCCTAGGTACAATGTGGAGGTGGGACGCTATCTGAGGCACTCGGAGGAGTTGTTGTTCAAGGGGATCAACAAAGTGTATGGGGGCCGTACTATCTTCAAGGGTCTCAATGCCGATGAGGCTGGGGAGGAGTTCCACGCCATGTGGAATTCCTTCCGCGATCCTATTGGGATTGGTATGGATGCTTCCAGATTTGATCAACATATATCGAAGGAGGCACTGGAGTTTGAGCACAGTGTGTGGTTGGAAATGTTTCCCGCCACACAACGAGCTGAATTGCGGCGCCTCCTATCTTGGCAGATCAACAACAAAGGGTTGGCACGGTGCCCCGACGGTGAAATCCGTTACAGAGTTGAGGGATGCAGGATGTCTGGCGACATGAATACCTCAAGCGGCAATTGTCTGATAATGTGCGCCACAGTTCACAACTGGTGCACGAAACGAAGGGTTCGCCACTTCAGGTTGGCAAACAATGGCGACGATTGCATGCTTGTGGTTGAGCGAAAGGATGAAGCTCGAGTCCGAACTGGGCTCATTGAGTACTACAGGGAGTTGGGGTTCACAATGAAGGTGGAGCCAACTGTAGATGTTCTCGAGCAC